CTCTGCTGAGATAGACTACTTGGAAGCTATATATGCGACTAACGTTACGAGCGCGGAGTTCGATTACCTCGATGGCGTGACTTCAAATATCCAAACGCAGTTAAATGATCGCTACACAGAGAGTGAGATCCAGACGTTCATGGATAACTCTTACATTTCTAAAGACACTGCGAGTGATATTGCTGTTGGTTGGTATACCATTGCTACTAATACAGGTAATAGGGCTGTAGCTAGGTTTGGTATTTGGGATACAGATAGCGGCAGACACCAGAGTATAATTTTTTATGCGGCACATAAATTTGGCAATGCATCAGCCGACACGATGACTGTTATTGATGCTGGACGCTATAGCACTAGTCCTTTCCGTTACATAAGAATCAAAGCAGGTGGAACTTATGATGGTGCTGCTCTTCAAGTATATGTTGATAACGCTAGTAACGCTCTAAATGCAGCTATTCTTGGAGATAACTTTCAAAGTGACGGTTGGGTTCTTTGCGATTTTGTTCCAGATGCTGACACCCCACCACTCGTAAGTAACTACGGCTCTTTTACTGAAAGTTCTAGGATTGATTTAGATGAGATTGCACAAGGTGGTTTTGCAACCACTGGACCTATCTATGCTGACGGAAACACAACCCAATACAAAGTTATTACTACTAATGACTTCGGCATAGCCAACACAGACCCTGTTAAAATAGACAGTTCTTCAGTAGCAGATAACGAGTATGCACGATTTACAGCTAACGGACTTGAAAGCCGCTCAACATCAGAAGTCAGGAGTGATATCGGCGCTCAAGCAACTCTTACATTCGGTATCGCAAACACAAATGCTGTTAAGATTGATGACGCTGACGCTGCTGACAACGATTATGCAAAATTCACTTCTAACGGTTTAGAAGGTAGATCAGCATCAGAAGTCAGATCCGATATAAGTGCGATGCCTTCAGCGGGAAATTCATATACCGAAGTTGAATTTGCCACTGTAACCACACCTGTTATCGCTTTCGGATCACTGGCTTATTACACTCCCACCGCAGGTAAAAGAGCTTTTACGCAACTAGGCATCAGTTACGACTACTATAGTATCGGGTCAACAGTAAATAGTTTTAGTGCTGGATCAACCTGCGTCCCAATTTATGGAGACGGATCGTATTGGAGAGTAGGTTAATAACCACTATTCCTCTTCTTTAGCAACACTCTCTAAATCGGCTGGCTTTGCAAAAAGTGGTGAATCTTCCACTTGTGATGATTCTTCTACTTCTTGAGTAAAAGCTAAGCTAGCGGTCAACTTTTTAGCTAAAACAGAACTAGCTTCTGCTACGTTCAAACCTCCCGACTTAACAGCTATGTCAATAAGTTGCAGTAATACTTTAATTTCTCCTTCTGTAAATTCTATTTTCATAATTTAAATTTTCTGTCTTATGTTATAATAATATATGTTAAACTGCGTTTTTCTAGTTCCAATTGACCATAGAGGCATTCAAGGTAAATTATTAAGCAGATATCTAGATCTGCAATCTTGGTGC